TAGACTCAGATGGCACAGTATAAATATCTGTAACAGTTGTTGCAGTTAAATCAAATTGTGCGTTTTTATATCTATTAGCCATTATGCTTTACTTTCACTGCTCATGAACCAAGTAAACCTTTGTTGTTCATCTCTTAAATCTTGTTGGAAAGTTGAGTTTAATTTTTCAATCAATCCGTCTAAATCTCTAACTAAAGAATCAGCATCTTGCTGTCTGTATTCTTTATTGGGTCTTGTAAATACTACAGTTATCTTTGCCATTATAGTAAACTAGTTAAGCCTCCATATAAATACTTAACTCTACCACCTCTAGCAAATCCATCATCTGCACTTCCAGAACCTTGGTTTGAAGTTCCATCATTAGCTCCACCCGTTCGACCCCCAACAGTTCCTCCACCCATAGCATTTCCATCAGCAGTGACTTGTCCAGTATCTGCAAAAGATCCAAAACCTGTATTAGCGTCTATTTCTCCTAAACCTGGTCCAAAAGCTCCTGGTCCCATTCCACCAAGATTACCCGTACCTGGCCCTCTGCCGTCTCGACCTGTGAAAGCACCATATGCTTTATTACCTAAAATAGCTCCAAATGGTCCACCAATAATTCCACCTATTATACTTCCAATATTTGTATTACTTTTAACTGCATCAAATAAACCACCCAATGATGTTATCCCTGCATTATTAGTATTAGTATCATCATCATCATCATCTTGTCCACCATCACCACCCATTTGATTTTGTTGTATAAACATTTGTGGATACATTAATCTTAATTGTTCTATAGTTAATCCCTGTGGAGTTGTAACTTGTTCTTCTTCAACTACAGGTGTTGTGACGCTTGATGCCTGAGGCAATGAAAAAATACCAGAGATATCTGGTAATTTTTTATTTAAATATTGTTGTGCTAAATCTGCTAAAGTTGCCATTATCTTCTTCCGTCTGGTTGCGTGTCTAATCTAAACGTACCGAGTTTCCAGCTTTGATTAACAGCTGTATTAGCTATCTTCAAAGACATGGCTCTTGCTCTTGCACGTGTATCTACTTTATCAGTAGATGAAGTAATTGTAAAGGGTCCAAGTGGTGAGCTCGCTTGTGAACTATTTGGATAATTTCTTAATTGTAATGTTACTTGTGTATTTCCCGTTTGTGATAAAAAGTCAGGTATAAATCTTCTGATTTTCATAATATATTCTCCATCTCCTTGAAACGTTGCAACGCCTGTCTGTTGACCTTGACGAGATCTTTGTGCTGTAATGTCAAAATCCCCTGATTCAATGTTTGATGTAATAACATTTATACCATCTGCTAATGCCTCATCCGTTCCTTTTTCGTGTTCAAAGTATATTGTACTTCCTTCAGTATTACCTACCACATCAAAAGATGCATCATCACTTGCACTAAAAAATGTTGCATGAGGTAAACCAAATACAGAAGAGTCTTGCCATGTTCCACGGCTTAAAGTTCCTGTTGTCCAAACAGGTCTTTGTGGTGTTGAATCCATATAATTATAAGTCACACATCTGTTAATAACAGTTGAACTTTCTGTACAATAGAACCAAGTAATCTCACCAAACAAATTATTTAATCCAACATTTATCAATTGGTTAGCAGTTGTATTTAAATCATCAAAAACAAAATCTTCTACCAAACATGTCATAGTCTCAAGGTTACCAGAATATTTAAAGAAACCATTTTCTGAAAACCAATAAGCTGCACCGTCAACTTCTAATGCAGCATTCTGCCCAATCAATCCACAGTTAGTTCCTACTTGTTGAAAACCAAATGTAAATGGTTGACCAATAAACCTCATAGTAAATAAAGATGTATCTGTCCAAACATAGATTGCATCTCTACCTCTAACTGCACCTGTAATTTTAGATCCATCAGCTAGTCTTTGAGTACCTGCAGTATTAACAGCCGTTGGTTGATATGTGTTAATATCTTCTTGGTTTGAAAACCTAATAAACATTTCATCTTGAGTTGATGGAGTTCCAATAGTTGTTTCTGTTCCAAAAAATACTAAGTGCCTGTCAGGTGTAGATACTAACATATCTCGTGATGCTGTTGGTGCACCTGTAATAATAGTTGCTCTATTGGTTACAGCATTTGTTGCATTTGAATCCCATTCAAATACTTGTGCATTGTGAATTAGTGCAATTACTTTATCTCCAAAGTTATCAATAGACCATAAACCAGGATCAACAACTAAGTCACCTGATGCTGCTTCACCCCATGCAATATAATCTGAACTATTTAATATAGTTGCTCCATTTGAATGAGTTGCTGCTGTTGTATTTCTAACTCCTCTTGTAACCCCTGTTAAAGTATTAGTGCTTATACCCGTGTATGAAATTTCTTCTGAACCTATTTGTATAAAGTTTGTACCTGAACTTGGAAACAAAGACGCGTCTGTTAATACAATTGTAGTTGTAATCGCATTGATACCACCATTTAAAGTTGTAGTTGCTTCACCAGTTACAGTTCCACCCCAAGAAGCTAGACCCCAACCAAAACCAGGTAATTGTTCCGCAGGTCCTACTGGATAATAATGTTGCACTCTAATACCACCCGATGTTGTTGCACCTGAGCCTGTCTCATTAGATGGCATTGTAATAGTTAAAGTGGTAGCTGTTGGCACACTTGTTACCATAAATTTTTTATCATCAAAGTCTGATGCTGAAAAATTAGAATTAGTTATTGCTGTAAAATTATCTAAAAGAATAATATCATTTTCTTGAATATTATGATCTGTGCTGAATGTTATTGTGACTGTTGCTGAACCATTCGTTGTACTAAATGCATTAGATAATGTTGTTGTAGTTTTGATAGGATGAATGTCATAGAATACACCACCTGTGTAAGCATATAAAATTCTATTTGTACCTATGATTGCAAATTTGTTACCAGACTTATTAACTAAATGATGTAAAGCTCTTGCAGCTCCCGTAAGTTTTGATTCTCCTAATTGTGACCAACCACCTATTTTTTCAGGTGTACCATATCTAAAACGTACGTTGTCACCATCAACCCATTGTCCTTCGGCTGTAGTTTCTGTAATCTGTTTATTGAATCCTGGTTGGAATCCTATTTTTTGTAGCATATGGCTCCATTATAATACTATTTTACACCTGACGGTAGACCTAACTTAGCTCTTCCATCAAATCTATTTTTATCAGCAAATGGGCCGTTTACATGATTATAATGTAAGAATACTTGGCCACAAATGTTCCCGTCAAAAGGCTCTCGCCAATGTTCAAGTTCACAGCCACTATATACTAACATATCTCCTACTTCAAGCAAGACTTTCGTGCCTGCTGGAGCGTTGGGTTTTACAATATTTTGTCTTTCATTAACAACATTATTTGCTCCCGTGCCATCTATAAATATAGGCCAAGGATCACCTCCTAGATTAACTGTTGTAGATATTTCACAACTAGGTCTGTCTTTATGTCTTCTAAGTTCATCACCTTTTTTATAGGCTCTAGCATAAGAGTATGTTGGTATTAAATCTAATCCTGTGTGTTGTTTCATAACAGGAAGCATCTTAACCATCAGAGTTTCCATAGCAAAATCAGCATAACAAGAGTAGGTATTAGGTATTTGTTGATCACTCCATGTTCCAAGTATTGGAGACTGTGCATATATATTATGTTCATACATATAACCTACTGCATCTCGTTTAAGTAAGAAGTAATTTAATATAAAGTTAGCTAAATCGTAAGATACAGCTTTCTTTATTACTTGATATTTATGATCTTTAAACACTAAACCCTTTCTGTAAAAAATTAAACGATACTGATATTCTTATCTCATCGCTTTGATTTGGTTCAACACAATGCCAAAGCCATGCTGGAAATATAACTATTCTACCTTCTAACGGATCTACACGAACTTCTCTCCATAAATGTGAAGGCGGTTCACCTTCTTTTCTTCTTGGCATAACCATATGTGCTGCAGATCTTGGTTCATTAAATACTATTTGTCCAGAGTTTTTAGGTGCCTTAATATAGTATACACCACTGTAATGACTGTTAGGATGTAAGTGTGGTCTGTTATATCCACCTGGTGGATTTATGTTGGCCCACATATTTCCAATAACAGGTTCACTTTCTAACCACTCTTCTTGAAATACTTCACTTTGCATTTTAAATAATTCATCAACTAAAGGTTTGAATACTGGTATTTGATGCATGTTAGTTGTGCTATGCCAGCCATTCATATTAGTTCTTTTAATTCCTTTGTCTTTATCAGCCCAAGCAAAAACTTCTCTTTCAAAAAGTCTGTTGTCTAAGTTAACGTCTTTAGCATATATAATAGTTGGAAAGTATGCAGCTTTAATCATTATTTTAAAGGTGTCCCTCCAAACCACATAACTAAAGATTTTCTATTACCACGTATTACAGGTTTTACTCTGTGTCTAATAAACGATGCAAAGAACACTGCGTGTCCTTGTTTTATTTTTGCAACTTTACCTTCAGCCATTAATTCTAAATCACCACCTTCAAACTCTGATTCAGGAGATAATAAACAAGTCATTGATATTTTTCTTACAGGTGGTTCATGTTGCATGTTTACATCATTATCTACATGCCAATCATAGAATCCTCCTTCTGGATATTCTGTGTATTGTGCCATTTCAGTTATCGTCATTCCATCAAAACCAAAATGATTACCGTTAGTAGTCTTCATAATAAGTTCAATGTTTTTGTACATATCAGCCATTTTTTTAAATGGTATCCAACTGATGTGTGAGGTTCTAGTTTTAGTATCTATAACTCCACCTTTAATACCTTTATTACTTCCAACACTCGCATCATTTCTAGGTTCCGCACGTCCAGCTTGAATAATCATTTTACATTGTTCTGGTGTAAATATTGGTTGTGTAGTTTCAACTATAAAAGATCGCCATCGTGGTTCTGTTATCATATTAATATCCGTATTCTACCCATCCCGTTATTATATATTTATCATTTGATAAAGGTGGGTTGCCTCTATGAATGTGTGTAAATTGTGAAGGCCAAACTAATAATGTATTTTTCTCTGGTTTAAATCTACACTTTTGATATAAAAATTCTGTTTCTCCGCCTTCTGTTACATCATTAAGATAAACCATAAAAGCTAGTATTCTATTTCTTGCTTTCATTTCAGCATTTTCACAATGCCAAAAATGATAACCTTCACCTACTTTAGTTTTTTGTATTTTAACTTCTAATATATTGTGTGTTGCTAGTTTTTTTAAAAAAGAATATTTTTGAACATACAAAGGATATACATCTTTAAAAAACATATCTATAAAAGGTTTGTTGTTATAAGTCATAGGAACATTAGTATCTCTTATAGTATCGATTGCATTATCTGATACTAAAGTTTCATCTTCTCGTCTAGGGTACACTGCACCTTGTTGTTCACACTTATTAAAATAATTTGTATAGTCATCTATCAATTCATTAGGCATAAAGTTTTTAAATATACCTATATGATTATCTATGTAATAT